AGGTGTAGACGATCGACGCGACGCCGGCCTGCGCGAGCCGATTCACGGCCTCTTCGGGCGACATCGTCTCGGCATCGTGGTCGCCTTCGACGCCATAGATCGCGGTCACGTTCGCGTCGTGGCGTAGCGAACCTTTCGCGCTCAGGGCATTGCCGAAGGCGGCCAGCTTCAGCAGGGGCGCGTCGTGCTTGCTCGGGTACTCGGGAGGCGCGGCCAGATAGGCGGCGAGCTGCGGCCATTCGATGGCGACGGGCGTACACGCCTGCGCGTGCAGGTTTGCGAATGTCGATAGGATCATGACGCCAGCGACTGCAAAGCGCGGGCGCGCAGTTCTGGCGATGCCTTCAGGGCGTGGCGGTCGTGGGCGGCGATGCCTTGGGCGATCACCGGCAGGCACTCCACGCGTACGGCCTCGCGCATGATCTGGCGGCGGAATTCGGCCATCGTCCCCATGTGATAGGGGATCAGCGACGACGGGATGCCCAAACGTTGCGCGACGGCTTCGCGCGTCAGCTTCTGATATCCGACCTTCGGCGCAAGTTCCAGCGCGGCGGCCAGGATCTGCGCCACACGTTGCCGGGCTTCGAGTTTGATTTGCTTGCTCATGAGGTCGAGTGTAGTCGATCAGTTGACAGAATTGTCAAGTGCCTAGGTAGGCATCGATGAAGACGCGCGCCGCTTCAGCGTTGATCGCGTTGCCGTAGGCGCGCAGGCGTCCCACTCGGGAGGGAGCCCCATGAGCCAGCGGGAATGCGCCGGGTTCAACTGGCCGCCACCGTCCATCCCGGCAGCGGAGCCAATCAGCATCTGCCCAGAAGCCGTTAGTCGGGCCGGCTCTACGGTTTTCGCCATGACCTGTAGCGAGGTGATAGCCGTGCGATTCGCCCCCGTCCCGTCCCGCTCGCCCATGCGGCGCTTCATCGCCAGGTGCGCCTCTGGCGTCTTGTTGTCGTCGTTCGCCACTGGCGTCGGCCAGCCCGCCAGCGTGAACGCTTGTTCGCTCAACGGTTTGCCCCGCGTCTGTTCCAGGCGTTGCGCCAGGAATTCCGGCGAAGAAATGGCACTGCACATATTTTGTAAGCTCTTGGGGGTTGATATCTTCAATGCTGCGCTCGTCCACTACGCCCGGCGCGATGTGGCCCGCAGCGATCAGGTTGCGCAGCGTTTGGGCCGCGAAAGGGTCAATCTCGTTATACCAATTCACAGCGTCCCCGGCCCGGTTGCAAACGCGCCATCGCCGCCGCTGGCGTTGACGAGGTTCAGAAAGGCGAGCTGCGCGCGCTCGTGCTCGTCGGTGTCGGGTGTGACTTGGTGCCCGGGCTCTTTGATCTCGCGCGCCACGAACTGCGCGACCGTGTGGCCGACAAGCGCGGGCGTGATCAGCACCGGCCGCCAGCCGATCAGATCGCTCGACTTCAGGACATCATTCAGCGCCTGCGAGTCATTGCCGAGCCCGTAGCGCACAAGGCGGCCGGTCTTGTCTTTCAGTGCGCCGACGTTGTTGCGGAAGAGGTGGCACCCTTTTTGCGACGCTTCGAGACGCACGGCCGACTGCTCCCAGGCTTCGGACTTGCCGGCCTCGGGGGCGTCCGCCGGCAGCGTCGGCGTGTAGAGGCCGAGTGTCATCTGCAGATCGCGCAGGCATTCGAGCGGGACGCCCCAGCGCTGGGCCCAGGTGTTTAGGTTCATTGCGCGCCCCCGTGAATTCGATCCCAGGCGATAGCGAAATAAGCAGGGTCACGCTCCATGCCGATAAATCGGCGGCCTGATTTAACCGCCGCGACACCGGTCGTTCCGCTGCCCATTGTGTTATCGAGGACCGTGTCGCCCTCGTTCGTGTAGGTGCGGATCAGGTACTCCATCAGTGCGACGGGTTTCTGCGTGGGGTGGACCTTGCCACCATCGCGCGGGAACTCCAGCACCGTCACCGGGTAGCGCTCTCCATTGCTCTCGCTGACGTTCTCGGGACGCACCGCACCGTAATTCGTCCCGACGTGGCCCTGCTTGCACTTGTATGGCTTAAAGCCAGTTCGCATTTGCGGGTTGTAGGTCGGGGGCCTGTCGTAAAACACCAAGATGTTTTCGTGATCCTTTAGCGGTGCCTTCTTGGCGTTCAGGAACCCGGTGCCAGCCTCTTTGCGCCATATCCACTCGTACCTCAGCATGCCGAGGTTGGACGCACCGAGCACCTTGTCGAACGGCGTCTGCGCAGTCAGCACGATGGCGCCCGAGCAAACCCGCCGGTACTCAGCCCAAAGATCGGTGAGCGGGATCACGCTGTCCCACTTGTTCTGCGTGGTGCCATACGGCAGGTCGCACAGGACTAGATCCACACTATGCGCTGGCAGCGCGGCCATGAGGTCGAGGCAATCGCCGAGGTAAAGCTGCGGTGTCATGCTGCTATCACTCCGTTCTGATCAATTTGCGCCTTCACGCGCAGGGTAAGGGCTTCGGCGTCGGCTTGCTTCAGGGCTTGCGCCGAGAGCACGTCGATCCCGAAGGTCAGGTAAAACTTTCGCATCATCTGTGAGTCGTCGAGGCCGAGGGCGAGCTGCCAGCCGCCCCAAATTTTCATGACCTCGCGCAAGAAGAACTGCGCCGTCTGCGCGTGCTTGGCTTGCTTCAGGTTCGCTTGCGCGTAGGGCCCGGCGGTCACGATCGGCACGTCGTCAATGTTCATTACCCGCCCGCGCAAGGCCGCCAGCGTGGCCGCGTCCAGCTCGTGCAGATCGCCGTCCACGAACTCGGGGCCGGTGCGCGCCGCCGGCTCGGGATAGAACCCGCAGAAAGGGCAGCACCTGTGAAACCGTTCGTAGGTCTTGGCGCACACCTCGTTCGTGCCGTCGTGGTTGCGGTCGGGGTTCGTGCACACGCGGGTCGGGATGGCATCGCTTTGGCTCGCTGACCGCGCGCCTCGTCGGTCGAGCGTGTCCAGGCGGGGCGCGTCGGGCAGGCCGTGCCGGATTACGTTGCCGACGTGATCGATGATCAGTGCGAAAGGCTTGCCGCTTGTGGCGATGGCGTGCACCCGCTCGGCGTTTGTCATGTCGCCCCAGCGCGCGGCGAGCTCTTTTGCGATCATGAGCCGCAGAGCCCGGCCGAACTGCTGGACGAACAGCGGCCATGACTCCGTTTTGCGCACCATCGAAACGACTTCGATCGCGGGCAAGTCGAAGCCCTCGCCGAAAAGATCGACGTTCACGAGCTGCAGGATCTCGCGACGCTCGAAACGGCGCAGGATCTGGGCGCGCAGAAGGTCGGGGGTCTTCGCGCTGACAACCTCGGCCGGGATGCCGTCAGCGTTGAAGGCCGCCGCGATCTCTTTCGCGTTCTCCACGTCAACTGCGAATGTCACGCCCAGCGCCAGCCGGCCGAGCTTTTCCATGCAGACGCGGCGATAGTGTGACACCACATCGCCGACGATCTTGTCGCTAGCATGCACGGCGGCGCGCAGTTTGGCGGGGCTGTAGTCGCCTGTCGCCGTCACGGTCACTTCGCTGTAGTCCACATCCGACGGCGGCGCGAAGACGCGGTAATCGGTCAAATAGCCGGCGTCGATCAGTTCGCGCATTTCGGGGCCGTAGACGATGCCGTCGAAAAGGCCGTCATTCTCGCGACCCAACCCCTTGCCGTCAGCTCGCGACGGTGTGGCCGTCACGCCCAGACCGAGGGCGTTCGGGAACATGCTCGCCGCCGTGCCCCACTTGTTGCTTTTCAGGACGTGGTGCGCTTCGTCCTGCACCCAGAGCCCGACCTGAGAGAACCAAGGATCAGCTTTTGCGTCGCGGTTCACAAGGGTGTCGACGCCGCACACGCCCACGCGCGCCCCAGCGTCGAAGAACGATCGGCCAAGCGCGTCCATCTGCAGGCTGACGCAGTTACGCCGCAAGCTGTCCGGGCCGACGATGCGGTGCCGCACGCCTTCTCGGGCCAGCGAGAGCGAAATCTGCGACACCAGTTCGGAGCGGTGCGCGATCACGGCCGAGGCGCGATCGACCGTCTTCACGATGTCGGACAGAATGACGGTCTTGCCCGAGCCTGTGGGGCTTTTCACGAGAACATTTCGCCGCCCGGCTTGCCAGTGCTCGAACACCGCGCCTTTGATCGTCGTTTGGAAGGGTCGAAGTCGGCTCATAAATTTAAGTTTTCGTGTCACTTGACGTTTTTGTCGAGTGTAGGGCAAAATGAAATTTCCCGTCAACCACGCCCAAAGGGCTCCACCATGAAACTGACCGATATCGACCTGAACGACAAGAGCGAAGTTAGCGCCGCGCACGCGCTGCTCGCTGCCATCCTGGGGCACGCCGTCTCTGACGACATTCCG